ACACTCCGCCCAAGGCAGCCCCATAATCCCGGATCCATCAAAAAGTGACCAAATAACCATGCTCACTCTCCTTTACCGGCTGCGGCGGCGCGTTCTGCGTCATACAGCCATGCATCAATCGGATTCAACGAGTTTTCGATTGGCGTGCCGCCTGATTGGTACATAAGAGCTTTTGCACGCAGAAATAGCTCATTCACCACTTCCAGCTCATCCAGCAGCGCCAGCACGGTTTCTGGAGTTGAGTAGCGCAGATAGTGGAACCATTCATCCTGGGTATGGTTGTCCGCGAGCGCCCTCTCAGCCGCTTTACGTAATGCGAGTGTGTAGATGTTGCTCATGACTGCACTCCTTTGCGAAGAATCTCATCAACCAGGCCGTTTAGAGCGATATAACAATCACCGAATGTCAATGAGCCAGTTTCGTGGATACGGTTCATTGACATCTCCACACCCTGCGCTCGCACTTCAGCCAGGAAAGCGTCGGTCGATGGGGTTTCTGGTGCTTCAATGTATTCAGAATGAGCACAAGCAGGGCAATCTATATAACTGCCGTCACCACCACAAGCCACCTTCAGCACCGCATTCTCCGCAGCCAGCGCCGCGCATCTGGCTTCAAGTTCTTCATAACTCGGTTTCACGCTCATTTCTTCCCCCTCATCTGCTTTAACCACGCTGTCAGGAATTTGTTCTCGTTCACGCTCGGGAATGACTCGCGCTTCAGCATTTCTTCGCGTGGGATATCGTCTATGGGTTTGATGCGGTGGCCGGCGATAAGCTCTTGTGGCGTGATGAAGGGGTCGTATGTCATGCCTATCATTGTGCACGCTCCAGAAAGTCGTTAACGCCTTCTGCCAGTTCGAGAGACAGGTCGTCGATGTGGGTTTTGAGTTCAGCGAGAGATTGCGCCTCTGACAGCAGGATTTCGCGCTCACATAATGCTTTCACCAGATGGTCAAACTTGCTGTAGTAACTCAGGCGAACCAGCGTTTCCTGGCCTGCATTCTTACCTTCTTTGATGATGCGCTTTTCGTTAAGAACGAGGTCAAACTTAGTGCCGGTGATTACGTATTTGCTGCCTACTTCAATGTTGAGTTTCATGATGAATTCCTTAGCTGCTGCGTACAGCGCCAAGGCGACCATAAGTGTCGCGATAGAAGTCGCTGTAGAATGTTGGTTGTTTTGGTCCGACTGTTACCCAGCCGGGATAGAATGAGGTCATGAAGTTGCCATGCCAGAGTTGTGCTTCACGCTTCCTTTTGAGCTTCTCTATCCAGTAATCGTCCTGCGCATCCTGAATTTGCTCCGGCGTGCGCTCATCCTTTGGCAGAGTTCCGTTCTCTTTCTGCTGGTAATAAAGCTCCAGACCGGCGCATACACGGGCAATAACTTCTTCCTTCGATTCCAGTTTTTTAGGTGCACGGAAGTAACCATTTTCATCAGGTGACATGGCTTAATCCTTAAGCTGGAGGCGAAGTTATACCGCCTCCGTGAGGTGAAATAGAATGTTCAGGTGGTGGTTAAATCAGGTCAGAAGGGGATATCGTCGCAGAAGTCCATAGGTGGCTCGCTGTGTTGAGCGGGCGATGATTGCTGTTGTTTCTGCGGTTGTTTACTGGCTGCTTGCTGTTTGCTGTCTCCGGTACCGCCTAGCATCTGCATCACGCCATTTATGCCAACATGTACTTCCGTGGTGAAACGGTCTTGGCCTGACTGGTCTTGCCATTTCCTAGTGCGTAGCATCCCTTCGAAATAAACCTGATCGCCTTTTTTGACGTACTGGCCTACTACCTCAGCAAGCTTCCCGATAACTACAACGCGATGCCATTCGGTCAATTCCTTCTGTTCACCGGTCTGCTTATCCCGCCACTGCTCTGACGTTGCCACTGTCAGATTCGCGAACGCAGTCCCTGATGGAGAATATCGAACTTCCGGGTCTTGTCCGACACGACCCAAGATGATTGCCTTATTGACGCCTCTACTAGCCATTTATGCCGCCTTATCTGCTGGTTCGAAATCTGATTTACGAGCGTCGTAAACCTCTTTTGCTTTTGACTGATACTCTGTTCCGCGAAGCGTTCTCCATGCTTCTTCAAACAATGGTTTAAGCTCATCCATGCTCTGCGCATTACCAGCCATATCAACGAATGATTTGAGGGTTTCTTCGTGAGGGTTTACGCCCGACTCTAACCAGCTGAGTAACTGCTTTCCGGTCTCCTCACTGAGGATTACAGGGTCGGAGTTTGAAAACAGCTTTGTACGGTCTTTACTGGCGATCGCATGATGCGTTTCGTGTGCGATATCCAGTACGGTAGTGAACTCGTATTCAACGCCGTCACGCTGCTCTGACTTCATGCCAAGCTTGGCGACCTTCTTGCGACCGTTCTCTTCAACCTGAGCTGTTTCAGTCTTGCTGCGCATGGTTGCGATGATATGCATTGGAGAGCGCAGAATTGCATCGAGGAATAGGCGGTGTCGCGGGTTAATCTCGCTCCAGGCTGACCAGCTGTTACCGCGATATTTTGCTTTTGCGATTGTGTCTACCAGTTCAAGGCAGCCACCGACGCCACCCCATTCGTGCGTTATGCTGTCGATAACCAGAGAATCATATCCAGCATCCTCTGCGGACTTAATAGCCTCTATGAACCGCTCTGGTGAGAATGGTGGGTCAAGTTCCAGCACATCAAATTCAGCGACATCAGAATAAAGAGATGCGCTTCCTTTCTCGGTGTCGATGAAAGCAATCTTGCCGCCAATTCCTTTGGCAACCAGTAATGCGCTGTAAGTTTTACCCGATCCACTTGGCCCGGTAAGTGCCAGCCGTAGCTTGGCTTTCTTTCTCATGGCTTTTTCGAATTTCATGGTATTCACCTTTTAGAACGGGCATCCGCCCAGGAAATAACGTTGATTAAGCACTTCTAAGCGCGACAGGTTTAGATACATACGCATGCGCTCCCTGTCACCCTTGTGACGCCACCACAGAGCTTGTGTCGTTGTCATGCGGCGCTGTAGCTGACTCTCTTTCACTGTTGTTGTCGGCTGCATGGAAACCTCCTTCTCTGCCAATTAAATCTTGCATGAGACGCACAAAGGCATCTTCTGACCAGGTATCTGCAATGCTCATGATTTGCGGTGCCACGGATGATTGATTGCGGTCTTCATGGCTTCATGAGCCTCTTGCCACATGCGACCATCTCCGAGATAGCGAGCGATAACCGCTTTGCTCTGCGCTGCCTTGAGCAGGCTGTGATTTATAACTGGTGACATAAACCCTCCAGGTGCTTACGGGCAGCACGAATAAGACGGCGAACACGTTTGGATAATTCGGATTCGGTTGGGTAATAGGCGGACACGACGGCACCGCCCGCGATAGCAAATGTCATCGTGGGATTCCTTATGTTGTGTGTGATTGCATAGCGCTGCGTTCGTTGAGCGCACTGATATACAGTTAAAAAAATGCCCTCACAGTGGAGGGCAAAGGTGAAACGAGGGGGTATCTATCAGAACATCACCAAAGTCTCCTTTAGATGATGTGGTGCGGTATTACACCCAATAGCTAACTCAGAGAATTAGCTATCAGTTGCTATTCGCTTGGTGGTTCAGGTAATGGCATCCAGTGGGTAATTTGCTTGGCATCGATGTCGCCATAATTTGACCACTCAACCCATGGATAAGGCATGTATCCACTTCTGCACTCACATACACCCACCATTTCTCCGTCTGTAACTATTACGTCAACAGCATCCGTGTGCTCATCAGACAGCTCCAATGGCATCCGCTCACTACATTTGACCCACTCCATCACTCATCCCCCATAGCCTTGCTGATGGCTGCTCGAGCCTGTACATATTCTGGTTCAGAGCGATTTCCATTTATCCCCACTAACTTTTGCAGAGCTTCGAGCAAATCAGGAGCCGCTGCTATCAGTAGCGCATCCTCCCTTTCATTTCTTGTTGCTGCTTCAATGTATGTGTCACCAATCGTCACACCATGGAACGTAGTCATCATCTCGTTGACGTTTCTAACCGTGTACTTCCATTTACCAGGCGTACCCTTAAACTCTTTCATATCCACCTCTGTTGTTTATGCCAAAAATAAAGGCCGACTATGCGGCCTCATCCCTCAATAATCGTGTGACCGTTATCTGTAAGCCATTCGATGACAACATCCTCACCAATTGCCTCTAGAAGAGCTTCAGCACCGTATTCTTGGATGATTTCATCTGCATCCACCGTCTCTGCTATTTCAATGTCTTCAGCATCAATTTCAACGCGACGATTCCATCCATCACCATAAGGAACCACTCCATTCAACTGCTTAACTTTAAATGTTCCACTAATAGACATAATTACCTCGCTGTAACCTGTTTACTCTTACGATGACCAGCTGCGAAAATCGCCACATCTGGCAGACATACAGCTCCACTCACTTCCTGCTTACGACCGAACTCATTCGCATACACAATCGCTGCACGCTCAAGGTTGCGTTTGTACTCTTCCAGCTGCCAGAACGCGTCCTGCACCATGAATTTGATCGGCTTAGCGTCTTCAATGCGCTTAGGCGTTTCGTGATTACCTTTAGCCTGAATCTGCGCACGACTGAGAGTAGGGCGGTGCAGTACTTCCGAGCTTGCCGTAATCTCATTCTGGAGCGCTGCACGGCGCTCACGACGACGACCTGATGCTGAGCCATTGAAAGCTGTTCTGCGTGTCATAGTGACCTCCTGATGAACTTTGGTGAAAGCGCCGAGACCTATTTCAATTCCCGGATTTCAAGTCGCTTCTCAGTCCTGCCCGATTTGATGCTAGGCCTAAGCTCCACGACACGCTTTCCCAAAGTTCACTTTGGTTGTTAGGCTTTTCAGCCTCGTAGATTCATCTCTGAATCGTTGTATGTTAACCGTCCTGGTGAGTAGTGCTCCGTGTTGATGGATTAATAGTACGATGTGTATTTATCGTTAGTCAATACAATGCGTATAAAATAATTCAATTCGGATGCATCGTTTTGTATTTAAATGGAATTTAATTTCACATAGGCGTCAATCGTGCTGTAATGAGTGAAAAATGAGCGAGGGATTGGTATGAAAAGCGAAGATGAATTCTTTGCGGAGCTTCACCCGCAGGTGATTGAGATACTTGGCACGGCTGTTATGCAGGTACTGGTAGAGCAGCGCGAGCCTTCAAGAGAGGCGCTGATAGAGATGATTCAGATCCTATGGCAGGATGAGCAGGTGGATTTGGCTGTAGAGCTGGCGCTGGATGTGCTGGAGGTGTCGAGAGGGCAATAAAAACCCGGCAAGGTGGCCGGGTTGAACGATTATTCTACAACGTCTATCACATCAAGATCAGATCCTTTCAGCACCGGATGAACCCTATCTAGAAGCTCAATAAAATCATCATAATTATCGCAAACTTTCATTAGAGTCACGATCCCTGCAAATCGCTTCTGAAGCATCTCGTTGCCAACGCCTTCGGAAAGAAACTGGTGCATTTTAGCCCCTTGCTTGTTTGCTTTTGCACGCTCTTCTTTCAGGATCGCCTTCAGGTCAGGAGCCATTCGGTCATAGGTTATATTATTAACCAAGTGGCCGAAATATTGTGGCTTTCTCATATTGGCTTTAAAGGGAACGCCTCTAAGTCGACATAACTCTTCAAAAAACTCTGGCGGATACACTTTTACCCAAGGGCGCATCTCTTTAGCAATGAACTGTTCAAGCAACTTAGCAAGTTCATCGCGTTCACGCTCTTTTTGATATCCTGTCGCTTCATCTACAAGGGCAACCGCTCCTACGCGTGCTAAAGCTTTGTATAGCGCTTCTGCTTTTCTTGCAGTATTAAGATGATGTCGTTGCTTTAGTGCGCCGTCTTTTTCTGCTGCTAACCAAACCTCGCATAACTCAGGAAGC